CAGTTTACCGATGGTAGCGATTCGTATTTTAGTGCAAAGAAAATGCATGAGTGTACAATCCCTGATGGTGAACACCCCACAACTAAAGTCAGGGGTGATTCAGAATTAAAATATATTTGTGCAATTGACCCCAGTTTTTCAAANAGCCCCACTTCTGACTATTTTGCGATGTCTGTTATGGAGTTGAATACAGAAACAAATACCAGCACCCTTGTGCATGGCTATGCTGTTGCGGGCGGCGATCTTAAAGACCATATACCATATTTTGAGTATCTTTGTGATGCATTTGATTTTGAAATGATATGTATTGATAATGCGGGTTTTCAGTTTATAGATAGCTGTAATGAATCGAAAACCTTTACAAAGAATCTTGGCTTCTTTGAATTCAATAGCGATGCAGAAGGTATTAACTATGAAAAAGAAATAAGAAGAGCCCGCAAAGAATATAACAAAGAAGCTGGTAAAATTTGTTACAAGCAAATATTTACATCCAACTGGCTAAGAAAAGCCAACGAGTACCTTCAAGCATCTATCGATCACAAACGCCTGTGGTTTGCATCAAAGGCCACTGCAAGCACAGAAGCTTTTAACAGGATGACCAATCAAACAATTAGTTATAAATATCCACAGGGTGAAACCATTTTGGATTTGATAGAAGAGCAGGATAACTTAATTTATCAAACTAAAAAACAATGTGCTTTGATCGAGGTCAAAAGCACCGCCAAAGGTACTCAGACTTTTGATTTACCCCAGCATCTTAAACGCAACACATCGGTCAGTAGGGCTAGACGAGATAATTATACCACATTAATGATTGGAAATTGGGCCGTAAAATGTTATTATGATATGATGTCTGCAAAAGATGATGCTCCAGAAGAGACTTTTACTCCCATGATGCTGTAATTAGTGTAAAATTTACTGTAAAATTATGAAGGAAGAAGAAAAAAAGCTAAAAACTACAAATGGTAGCACGGCTAAGGNCAAAAATGTTACTAAAAAAACTGCTAGTGCTAAAAAAGCTTCTTCAGCGACGAATATGAAAGAATCAGTGGCGTCTTCTGCAGAGCCGCTTTTCAGTGCTCATGAGACGATGGCTACAGCCACTCGCCGCAACAAGTCTGCTGACATTCATAGAACCGATAGGTTTAAGAATATTAGCGATGGAGTTATTCCATTTAAGTATACCTATGGAGTTTCCAACAAATCTAATCTCAATATCAGAGACACCGTAGTTCTTTGTCAAAAAGCTTATTATAATTTTGCAGTGTTTAGGAACACTATCGATATGATGACGGAGTTTTCGACTTCGGATATTTATTATACTGGTGGTAGTAAAAAGTCTAGAGATTTCTTTCATGCTTTATTTAATAAAATTGGCCTTTGGTCAATGACAGATAAATTTTTTAGAGAGTATTACAGATCGGGCAATGTTTTTGTTTATAGGTTTGATGCGGAACTTAAAGATACGGATATTCGTAAAATAACCCAAACCTTTGGGACTTCAAAAGCTGCACAAGACGATAGACGGTTACCTATAAGGTATTCTATTCTTAACCCTGCTGACATACAAATCCAAGGGGGTTTAAATTTTATAAATGGATTATACTATAAGATTGTTACTGACTACGAGCTAGCCCGCTTGAGAAACCCAAGGACTGAAGAAGACTATGAGGTTCTTAAAAGTTTACCCACAAGAGTCCAGCAAGAAATTAAAAAAACTAAATCAAATACCATTTTGATTCCATTGGAGTCCGATAAGATTAACGCGGTATTTTACAAGAAGCAAGATTACGAGCCATTTTCTGTTCCTATGGGTTATCCAGTTTTGGAAGACATTAACTGGAAGGCAGAAATGAAAAAGATGGATATGGCTGTTGCTAGAACAATGCAGCAAGCCATTCTACTTGTCACTATGGGAACCGAACCTGACAAGGGTGGCGTAAACCAAAAAAATCTTGCGGCTATGCAAAACCTTTTTCAAAACGAATCTGTTGGTAGGGTATTGATTGCAGATTATACTACGGACGCAAAATTTGTTATTCCTGAGATCGGTAACTTGTTAGGCCCTGAAAAATATAACATCGTAGACCAAGACATTCAGAATGGTTTGCAAAACATTTTATTGGGTGCAGAAAAGTTTGCCAATCAGTCTATTAAAATTGATGTGTTTATGGCCCGACTCAATCAAGCTCGTGCAGCATTTTTAAATGAATTTTTAATTCCTGAAATTAAAAGAATATCTCAAACGATGGGCTTTAAGAATTATCCGATGCCTCACTTTGAAGATGTTTCTATTAGTGATGACCCAACCAAGTCTCGCGTTATTAACAGACTCATGGAGCTTGGTATCTTAACACCTGATGAGGGTATGACTGCTATGGAAAGCGGACGCTTGCCAGACAAGGAGCAGTCGCTGGAGGCTCAGAGAGAATTCCTGAAGTACAAAGAAGAGGGTCTTTACGAGCCACTAATTGGTGGAACTCCGGGCTCTCACCCATACAACCCCAACCCCGGTCAAGAAACTGGTGGGCCCGGTGGAAAACAGCTTCCAAAAGAAAACGGACGCCCACCCGGAACTGGTGTGCCTCAAGAAACCAAACAGGTAAGCCCTATTGGGCAGGGGGAACAAAGTAAGGCTAATAGTGAAAAGTATAGCTTGCAGAAAGTTACTGATAACATGATCCACGCAAGCAAACTTACAAAACAAGTAGAAGCTGGACTAAGAGATTTCCACAAAATAAAAAGACTTAGTAAAAGGCAAAAAGAAGTGGCTCAAGGCATTGTAGAAGTTATTGTTGCGAACGAAGAACCCTGTGATTGGAAAAAGGTTGTTAAAAAATATGTTCAGAACCCAACCGATCAAAATGAAGATAGGGTTACTAAAATTAGAGATGTAGCACACGAACATCAGCTTGACTACTATTTGGCGAGTATTCTTTTTGCTAGTAAATGTAAAGAGGAAAAGCCAGATGAGTCGAAATAGAATATCTTATAACATTGAAGATGTTTTTGTTGGTTCTCCCCCCGGAGAAACCAATGTGGCAATAACTGGCGTTACTGGAAATGGTTTAAGCTACCAAGTCTTACAAAGGTTAAACAAAATTCAAAGCTTTGATTACAGCTTTGATATTCCCAAAGAACCAGTAACTGTTTTAGGTAGAACCTTTTCTGAATTTGAGGAGCGCACTGCTCCTGCTTCTGTGAACATTGATTTCAGCTATTTATCTGATGGAACCAATAACGAAGAAAGAATGGGGTTTAGCACTCAAAAACAAGAAGGTCAATATCCAGAAAGTGTTTCTGTTCCATTTGTTTCTGGACTCATGGATAAAACGGCAGACAAAAGAAATATTTATTTAGCAATTAAAGGACAGGGCGAGGGAGACATTCATGAATATTCAACTGGTGATTACGCTTTTCCGCCCACGGGTTTTGCATTTTGTAATGTCCAAGATGTTGCATCTCCTACCGCAGGTGATCAAGACTATATTGTTTTCCAAAACTGCTATTACAATAGATACGATGTTACCTTCGGAGTTGGTGAATTAGCAACTGTCAACATTGGCGCAGTCGCAGACAATGCAATTTTTCAAAAAGGTCTTACCACTGGCGTGGGTATTCCATATATAAATACACAAACTGCTGAAACAGGATTTAGTGGCGTAAGCCTTGTTGTTCCAAAGTATATAAACCCGAACAACACACGCATTACAAACATGCCACAAGTAATCAGACCAGCGCATATTAATGTTTCGATAACAAAAGATGCCACCGAAAAACCAGTCGTTGAGTTTACCGATGATTCAGTGCAGTCGTGTGACATTTCTTTAGATTTGAGCCGTGAACCCATAACCTACTTGGGGCACAAGCTTTACGCTGACAGGCAGCTTCAGACTCCAATTGATTTTACTGTGGGCTTTGATTATGTGGTTTCTGGGCATCAGTCTGGAAACATGATGGACAATTTCAATGAAACTGAAAAATACAATGTAAATATTGATTTTATTACCGGAAACCTTTTAGCCATGAATTATAAGGCTTCTGGACTAAATCTTGAGTCAGTGGGTACGACTTCCTCTATTGGCTCAAATAAAAGCTCTTCTGTAGCTTTTCGGGGGCAATTTGATTTAGATGAGCAAAAAAGAGGCTTTTTCGTTAGCGGAAGTGTAATTAGTCTTGGAATAATAACTTTTGCATCTGGACGGCGAGGCAGTGCGGTTATTTATCCAACAGATGATGCAGGAAATCTTCTTACCGATGACAGAAGTGAATTCTTGTATCCAAGATATTAAAAAGGAATTTAAAATATGAGCGACCCAGTAGGCACAGCAGGAGCAGTACAATATTACGTAAATAGCAGCACATTTGGTGGTGACAAGGACCAACTGTTTTTGGATACCAGCAACGTACGCTTGGGCATCGGAACAGATTCGCCAGCTACAACACTACATATTTCAGCCACCGTTCCTGAATTTAGACTCACTGATTCTGACGGTGGTTATGCGACTGTTCAGGCAAGCACGGGAAATCTTGAGATATGCGCTGACGACGATGATACCCAATCAAATTCTTACATAGCATTTCAGGTTGATAATAGCGAAAAGATGCGGATTAGTGGTACTGGCAATGTTGGCATTGGCACTGCGGGATCATACAATGGGCTTCATATAAAACCAGCTTCAGGCAATGGACAGCTGGTTGTCGAAAAGGCTAGTGGGGCAAGCTCTTCAATTAATTCTCAAACCTCTCTTGTGCAAATTGGCACAATAAGCAATCACCCTTTACAGTTGATGGCTAATAGCACTAGTTATGTACATATTAAAACGAGTGGTGAGGTGGGCATCGGGACAAGTTCGCCAAATGCACCACTACATGTCCAAGGTGTAGCATCCGGTGTTGGTCTACGCATTGAAGATACGGGAACTACTGATGGAATTTACTTTTATGAGAATGGAACAGCCCTTGGAGTCCTCGGTTATGGTGATGACGGGAATATAGTTAGTGGTGCTTCCGCTGATTCAATAACGTTGCGAACAACGAACGCACTTCACTTTGCTACTAATGGAAACAATTTAAGGGCTACCATAGATACCAGTGGCCGACTCGGCATCGGGACAGCTTTGCCAGATGCAAAATTACATGTTTATGATTCAACAATTGATAGTCTAGACCTTCTTCACTTAGAGACTGCTGCGGATAGTGTTGACGATTATATTGGCATTAAATTTACCAGCGGTGTTGGCGGAAGTGGCCCCCATGCAGCTATTAGGGCTTACGGTGGGCCATCTTCGGGGGATGCTTATATAAGTCTTCTTACCACCTCTGATGGGGGCACATTAGTTCAGGGCTTAACCCAAATACATAATGGCAATGTCGGCATCGGGACTACTGCGCCGGGAGTAAAATTAGATGTTCATGGAGCTGCTACAGTTGCTCAATTAGAATCATCCACCAGTCAGGTTCTCCTACAGTTTAAAAATACAA